GTTGCTATGATACAAATGTTTGGTAGTATATCCCAGCCCCTTAAATGTGGGCGAAAAACTACCGCTTCACCTGACCGTTGCTTAAAGGTAATACCTTGCTTGTTAGCGGTCTTGGTCGCGCTTCGGCTATTGTGCGTTGCTTATGGCGAAAACAGTAGTCATATTCCACCAAGAGTGGCGAACTAAAAAACGAAAAGGAAGAAAAATGATTAAAAGACTAGAATGCTTTGAAAATGGCGAATTGGGACAAATGTCTCTTGAAAACGTGCGTGAATATGTAAGGCATAGATTGCGCGAAAACATTATAATGTGTGACAATCCTAAATTGGACACATTGTGTGTTGAAGATTATAGTGTTTGGGTAAATGATTTATTCTGCAATAAAAAGGTTATATCATTAAACGATAAGAACATTGAATACTCGGAAGATTTCTGGGTGGTTAATGGATGGGGGCTTGATGCTGAGTTTGGCAAGGCGTTGGCTCGTTATGATATTAGTGATATACTTGTTCATATATTTGTATATCGTGTAGGGTCATATTCATATTGGATGGCAATATGTAATGCGACTACTGGAAACGAACCTCGTTGTGAAGGATAAAGTTTCATCATCTCCTGTGGTGAGTCGGAACTGGGGTTATATATAGCCCCAGTTTTTTATTGAAAAAATATATCGTAGTTGCTAGTATGTTAGTATAAGTAAGGATTAAACAATGCGCTTATTTAAGAAACAAACCCCTATTGTAGAAGAAAAACCAGTTGAAGAACCAAAAGAACGGACTTCCTACTTGGATGTTGCTCGCAAACTTGGTCGTAGAACGACATCATTGAACAAAGAAGCCGTTTACAAAAAGATTTTTCAACGCGACCCTGCAACATATATTGCCACGAAACAAAATGGCGAACGTGTTGCTATGGACGAAATGGTAAAACCTGTTGCGTGGGCAAATAACTTACCAGAAGAAATGTTGCCGTTCTTTACGGAATATTTCATTGGCTATCAAGCGTGTGCATTATTAGCCCAAAATACATACATTAAAAAAGTATGCGAAATACCAGCGCAAGACGCTGTTTCAGTTGATTATAAATTACATTATCGTGATGATGACACCGATAAAGACGACAGCACAGATAAAGCCGAAGAACAACAAGTTTTGGCTAAAATGAAACTTGATTCTGATAAGAATTATAAAATCAAGGATATTTGCCGTCGTGCTAATATAAACAAAAAGATATTCGGTCAATGTATTGTATTACCAACATTTAGCGTTGATGTTGATATGGAAAAACCATACAGCCCGAAGGCAATTAAAAAAGGCACTTATACTGGTATGCAAATCGTAGAACCATTTTGGGTGACTTATGACCTTACATTAGACCAAGTTTCAAGACCAGATAAAAAAGGATTTTACGAACCAGAATATTACCACGTGAATGGCGGTAAAAAGATTCATAAATCTTGGGTGCGTAAATTAGTCAATGGTACGGTTTCTGATATATTAAAACCAACATACTATTATGGCGGTATTCCACTTACGCAACAAATCTTTTCACGAGTATTTTGTGCTGAAAAGGTAGCAAACGAAGCACCTAAATTGGCATTGAGTAAACGTTTATTAGTCGTTGATGGTAGCATTGAAAATATGATAGCGAACCCCGACAATGCGGAAGAAACATTGAAAGGGTTATCTACAATACGCGACAATTTTGGTTTTATGCTTAAAAATCCTGGCGACCAAGTGCAACAGGTTGATACAGCGTTGGCTGATTTTGATGCTTTAATTATGACACAATTTCAATTGGTAGCCGCAATCGGTGAAATGCCAGTCACGAAGTTGATGAAAACACAATTAAAAGGATTGGCTAATAGTGGCGATTATGAAATGAAGGATTATGCACAATCGCTTGTTGCTATCCAAGAAAACGATTTTAATTACATTATGGATTTTCATAACGAATTATATTGTTTATCAACGTTTGGCAAAGACTTAAATCTGGACACGGTCTGGAACCCAATTGACACGCCTACGGAAATTGAAATGGCGCAAATTGAACAAACGCAAGCCCAAACAGACGCAACTTATGTCGGTGCTGGTATTATATCGCCAGAAGAAGTCCGTACGATGTTGAAGGATAATGACGATTCAAGATTCCGTAATATATCTGACGAACCGATTGCGGAAGAATCTATGTTAGATGAAAACGGGGAAATAAAAGACGATGATACAGCGGAATAAGCCGTTGGTACCGCCTTTTGCTATGGAAATGCAATATAGACGAGAATTACAGTCTTTAATTGCGTCTATGGCAAAAGATTACGCTACCATTATAGGTATTTATAGGTCAAAAGAATCGGAAATAGCAATGGATGCCGAATGGCTTACCACCGATGTACAAAATCGTCTTGAACGGTTAGGTAAAAAATGGCAAGAACGTTTCAATAAATATGCGGAAAATGCTACGCCAGACCGTATTAAAAAAATGCTTAAACAAACAGATTTGCAATTAAAAGAATCATTGAAAACATATTTTGCAAATGAACAACTTACTTTAATTGGTCAAGTATTACCTGTTAAATTACGACAAATAATGAAAATCAACATTTCCGAAAACAAAGCGTTAGTTGCGTCTATACCAGAAAGATATAAACGTAGGATACAAACTATTATTACTAACATCATAAACGGTAATGCACCGTGGAAACAATTACAACGTGAAGTGGCGCACGCAAAAGGTATATCTATGCGTGAAGCGAAAACTATTGCACGCGACCAAACTAACAAAGTATTTAATGCTTTGGCAATACAACGGTTTCAGCAATGCGGTATTACAAAGGTACAATGGTTTCATAGCCACGCACCAAAAGAACCACGACCATATCATATTCGGTTGTGGGACGGTAAATCTGGATTAGATGACGGACACCCGAACGGATTAAATCATTTTATATTTGAGTTAGGAAATCCGCCAGTCATTCAAGAAGCAAAAGGAAAGCAACAAGAGATTCGTGGTTATCCTGGCGATTTAATAAATTGTGGTTGTGGATTGGTGCCAATTACTGAATTTGATTCAATTTAATTGAAAAAAAATAACAATAATGCCAGAATAAAAATATAAGGATTAAAAATGATAACTTTTATTCGTCATTTATTTGCAAAAAAACCCGTGCAGAAACGAGTTTTAGAAAAGGTTGAAATAAACATACCGTTTGAGAAAAAAACTCGTTCTACGACTAAAAAATCAAAAAAGAGTAAATAATGGCTAAAACTGTTGATAAATCTGGATTTTGGTTTATTCCGCACAACCCTATTAGTAAGGTTGGTATTTTTGATTATCTTGGTTCGTCAATTTCTGATGATTGCGAACCTAATAAGGTCTATAAGGTGTTTCGTAGCGGTGATACATTGTTGGCTAGTGTTCCGACTTGGGATAATCCGCCAAAGCCATTTATAAATGACCACGAAATGTTGGGCGAAGGTTTTAGCAAGATAGATGATAGACCAGTTCAAGGTGTTATTACAAACCCACAATATGAAGATGGTGTTTTGTATGCCGATATTACAGTTTATAGCGAAAAGTTAAAAGACGCTATTGAAAACGGTAAAAAAGAATTATCGTTAGGATATTTCTGTAAGTTTGAGAAACAACCAGGAACATACGAAGGCGAAAATTACGATTATATACAAACGAATATGGTAGGTAATCATATTGCGTTAGTAGATGCTGGACGTTGCGGTTCTGATGTCAAAGTATTTGACCAAAAATGCGTAATGGACAGACTTGATATTGTTAGTGAGGATAAAGAATTGAAAAAAACTGACGACCTTGCTAACATAAATGATGAACAAGAAACAGAAACAAAGGATGATGCTATGGCAGACAAACGTGAGTTCATTCGCAAGATAATGGCCATTGCCGCTAAAAGCAATGACGAATTTGACGGCGGTGAAAAGGAAAAAATAGAAACCATCGCAAAACTTTTGGAAGAATCTGAATATGCCAAGTCCGAAAAAGGCACGGCTAATGACGAAGAAGCCAAAAAGGACGATGGCGAAGAAAAGAAAGCCGAAGATAAATGCGGCAAGGACGAAGACGAGGAAAAAGAAACCAAGGATGAGTCCGAAGAAAAAGAAGAAAAAGAAGTTTCCGACAATGATGATGAAGAAAAAGAAGTCAAAGACGAAAAATTGTCATTGTTGAAAAAAATCGCTGACGGAATTGACGAATTGTTAAAGAAGTCGGACGAAAAGAAAGAAGAAGAAAAAGCCGAAGATGCTGACGAGGAAAAAGAAACGGAAGACGAGGACGAAGAAAAAGAAAAGTCCGAAGACGAAGATGAAGATACCAAGGAAGCGGGCGATGGCGTTTTGTTCTCTTTTGGACAAGATAAAGCGGTAGACGGGGAAGACCCTGCAA